GCTGTGGAACAATGGCACCGATGCTGGTAAAGATCAGGCACGTAAGCAGAAGCGTAAACTCACCTACATCAGCAACATCTATGTGGTGAAAGATCCTGCTAACCCCGAGAACGAAGGTAAAGTCTTCCTGTATAAGTTCGGTAAGAAGATCTTTGACAAGATCACTGCCGCAATGCAACCTGAGTTTGAAGATGAAGAAGCAATCGATCCGTTTGACTTCTGGCAAGGTGCCAACTTCAAACTGAAGGCAAAGAACGTTGCTGGTTATCGCAACTATGACTCTTCAGAGTTTGCCCGTCAAGAAGCACTGCTTGATGATGACGATGCAATGGAAGCGATTTGGAAGAAAGAGTATTCTCTCCAAGACTTTGTTGCTGCCGACCAGTTCAAGTCATATGATGATCTGAAGAAGCGTCTTGATTATGTGCTCGGTAACAAGGGCACTCCTCGTTTCCAGGATCAAGAAACTATTGAGGAAGAAGAAGAGTTTCGTCAGCAGAATCGTGGAGATGTAGCACCTTCTGTTCCCCAATCACTCAAAGATGAACTTGATAGTCTGAGTTCTTCTAAGACGACTGATGATGACGATGATGATGCAATGTCTTACTTTGCCCGTCTTGCTGAAGATTGATTAAGGATTAATTTTACGAGTATTCTCAGTTTTTATTAATCTATTATTAATATATTGCGATGATCTGTCATAGATCATCGCTTTTTTTATGTCAACCAAAGCATTTTGCAAATATCTTGGTTTAAGAATATAAATTCCTCTTTTTTCATTATTTTTTCTTACTTCATACTCATAATTTGTAATACCAGTTACTGGATTTTTAGTTAAACCATCTACATCAGGATCTGGTATGGTAAAATTAGAATCGACAATTTTACCTGCTGGCATAATAAGTCTGCCATCTTCGTCTTTGACTTCAGTAGTTTCGTAATGATGAATATTATTCAACTGATCGCCATAAACATTTAATGAATAATCATATACTTGCCTATCTGAAAGAGGCCACTCATCTCTAACATTGGTGATTCCGGAACTAATAATTACTATCCAATCATATTCTTCACTTCCATAAATTTCATTTGCTACAGTTTCTGGTCTAGCACCATCAACAATTTGATACTTATCGAAAAGTGTAAACACATTTTGCAAATCGTCACGTAATTTAATTCTTTTGAATAAATTTTTTACAAGTAAATACCTATCAGATCCATTAGAGTCTGATAAAAATGATTGATATTCCAAATTAGGAATTTCTCTGAAGTAAGACATTAGTAACCAGTTCCTCCCTTACCTTGACCGTTGTTATAATCTTCAGAAAATATTGGAGATAGTTCTTGGAATTGAAGTTGTAAACTCAAATTAACTGGTGCAGAATCTGAATATGTAGCATAAGTTCCAGATTCTGTATAGTTTACTGCCAATCCTTGCAACGCACATATTTTAAATCTATTCAAATATGGATGAGGTTTCCCCCCACTCATGTATCGGAGACGAAATACATTTGGAGATTTAACAAATAAACCAGTTGACTCTTTCAATCCTGAACTTCTTTTTGGCGCCATGTTTGATTTAAATAGTCTAATAATATCTCTAATTTCATTAGATTCTTTTTGAAATCTTGGAGACATATTAAAATTAAAAGAAAACGCTCCACGAATATTAACTCCACCAAAAAGCATTTCTACATTCGGATTAAATATTACCCCACCAACTCTACTGAGAGTTGCCGATATATCACTACCTTCACTACCTCCACTCAAAGCATTAATAGCAGCAGATGTGAATACTGATTTTAAATTTGCTTGATTTGACGAATTTCCAATTATACTTTTAACTTTGCCAGTTATGTTATTTTTCAATCCTGTCAATCCCTTTTTTGCAGATTCACTAGTAAGATTTGCTGCTAAAGCATCTAAAGCACCTCTCGTATCTGGTCCCCATTGTGCAGTTTGATTATCCACAATTCCTTCCGGAATTGGTAATATTATACTACTTAAAACATCTTTTATTGATCCAGATCCACTCAATAGAGACTCATATGAGTTATCAGATGAGTTAAGAGCAAATTGCCTACCAGGAGCACTTCCAAAACCTGGAGGTTTGTATTCAATAATATCAATTTGTAAATAATCGTCAGATGTATCTAATTTTCTTAGAGGATACCTATAAGTTCCCTTATATTCTGGCATTTATCTTTTTTAATTATTTAGTCTGAACTTTCCATAAGGAATGGTTCTTAAATCTCTTAGTTCTTCTGGTCTTACAATATGCAGTTGCCCAACCACTTCCGGCCAAGTATATTGACGATGTTTATTCCAGTGATAATTAAATCCACGAAATCCTGTTGCGTATATTTCAGTTACTTGAATAAGAGGATGAATATCATAAACAATTCCTGGAGTTTTTGCATTATAAACAAATGTATAAAGATTTCCAACTTCTGGAATGAATTCAGTTTCAGTTAATGCTTCAAGAATTAGTAGCATAAGATCATCCGGATCTTCATTACCAATCAAATCTTTCACAATATGATTGACTCTACTATTTGTGCTTATAGATTCTTTTCTTTCCCTAGGATCTTTTCTTATATTTTCTTCATAAACATTAGACCCTACTGGAACATTAGGATCCCTGCTGTAAGTTACTTCACCAGTTTCGCTTCTATAAAGATATTTTTTACCAGTTCTTCCGCCTTGTTTTATTGGCATTATTTGATTCCTAATTCATTTTCGGTGATAACTTTAAATTCCCATCCACGATCAGCACAAAACTCTCTTGCTGCTTCCCACTTGGATTGATTTTTTGCATACTCATATGCTTCACGAATATATCCTGGTGTTTGTCTTCCTGGATTTTTTGGTGGTATTGTTTGTCTTTTTGGTTTAATTTCAATCAAATATTTTTTAATCGAACCATTTGTTTCCTTAACTTTTATATAAAAATCTGGAAAATATCTATGAACTCTATTATCAACAGGTGAACGATATGGCAATGCAATCTCTTCACTTCCCCACTCCAATATATTTTCATTTCTATCGCAATACGCCATAAACTTTCGTTCCCAAAGAGAACGATAGATTATATTCATATGATTTCCCCTATACTTTTGTGGGAATGATGGTTGATATTTTCCTTTATATGATGGCATCTAAATACTTATAACTAAAATTCATATAAGGTATTTAGAGTGGCAGTAAGACCTCGTAGGATATCTGATATTAAATCATTACTTACAAACGTTGCTCAGACTTCTCATTACTTAGTTAAATTTGGTGGATTGCCATCTCCATTGGTACAATTCATCGGAAAAAAAGGAGTTGGTCGCAGATTTGCTATCGAAGATGCTGGTCTTCTTTGCTTTTCAGCATCTCTACCAACTCCAAGACTTGCAACTGCAGATATAATGGGAAATTATACTGGAGTTATGGAACATGTTGCTCATAGTGTTCAATATAACCAAATTTCATTAGAGTTTTATGTTGATAGTCGTTATAGAAGTCTAAAATTCTTTGAAGGATGGATTGAATTTATTTCATCAGGATCTTATAATCCAGCAAGAATTGCAAATGAAAACTCCCCTGTTAGTCAGAATCAATTGAATTATTTTGTTAGGATGCAATATCCAGAAGAATATAAAAGTAATCGAACAACAATTACTAAATTTGATCGTGACTATAACACTGAAATTGATTATACTTTTATTGGATTATTTCCATTTGAAATTAGCGAAACTCCAGTATCATATGGATCATCAGATGTAATGAAAATTCAAGTTTCATTTTACTATGATCGATTTGTAAGTGAGAAAGTTGATCGTATTAATAATGTCATAACTGGTAGTCGTTTTGATAACTTAATTAATCCTTGGTCTCTGGAAGACTTATTTGCAACTACAAATAAAAGCACGTTACTTGACGATATTATAAATGAACCATATGATCCATTAAAAGGATCCAAATATTAGTTAATAAATAATCATAACTGAAATGCTATAGGATATTATGCCTTTACCAAAGATTGCGACACCAACATATGAATTGGAAATTCCATCAACAAAAAAGAAGATAAAGTATCGACCATTTCTTGTTAAAGAAGAAAAAGTTCTTATCTTAGCGATGGAAAGTAATGATACAAAGCAAATTGCAGAATCTGTTAAAAATGTAATTTCTGATTGTATAATTACGAGAGGAATAAAAATAGATCAACTATCAACATTTGATATTGAATATATTTTCTTAAATATTCGTGGGAAATCTGTTGGTGAAGATGTAGATATCTTGATAACTTGCCCAGATGATGGTCAAACACAAGTTCCTTTAAGTATTAACCTAGATGATATTGAGGTTAAAATAGATAATAATCATAGCAGAGATATTAAACTTGATGATAATTTAATTCTTCGTATGAAGTATCCTTCTCTTGATCAATTTATTAAAAATAATTTTTCAGATCAGGATAATATGAGTGTTGATGATACTTTTGATGTTATTGCATCTTGCATTGAACAAATTTATAATGAAGAGGAGTCATGGTCTGCCAAAGATTCCACAAAAAAAGAACTCAATGAGTTTCTAGAACAACTGACAACAAATCAGTTTAAAGAAATTGAGAATTTTTTCAACACTATGCCAAAACTTTCTCATACTGTGACAGTTAAAAATCCAAATACTGGAATTGAAAGTGACGTTACTTTGGAAGGATTAACATCTTTTTTCGCCTAAGCATGGCTCATGAAAGTCTTGAGTCATACTATAAAACAAACTTTGCCTTAATTCAGCATCATAAATATTCATTGACTGAGCTAGAAAACATGATTCCCTGGGAAAGGGAAATTTATATCGGTCTTCTTCAGCAGTATATTGAGGAAGAAAATTTAAAGAACCAGAATGGCTAGATCTTTTTTAAATCTTGGAGGATTATTTGGTAGTCGTAGAGAAGCGGCTGCGTCTTCTACTATAAGACCACAACAAACAATATTTGATAGAAATCAGAATATATTAATTAAAGATAATGAGAAATCAATTTCATATCTTCAGGAACAAATTCAGTCATTGCAACTGCAAATAGTTTCTATTAATGCAGGATTAAATCAAATATCAAATCTTATTGTTAGAGATGGTAATCAAGATAGAGCTCAACTTTTAGAGGATCAGGAAAGGCAGAGAAGATTAAATCAATCAAAATTAAGAGAAGGTCAAGAAAATCAACTTGAACAAAAGATAAGAAGTGCAATCGCTGCTCCTTTGGAAACAGTTCAAAAAAATATGAAAGGATTGTTCTCTAGAATTAGTAGAGCAATTGGATATCTTTTTATGGGATGGTTGACAGACGCTGCATTCAGTTTTATTGATGAAGCATCTCAAAGAAACATGACTTTGGGAGATTTATTAAAAGAAAAAATTAAAGATAATCTTGACTCAATTTTAAATATTACGAGGTTGACATTTAATGGATTTGGTCGAATTGCAACAAGATTGTTAAGAGCTCCACTTTCAGTTGCCGGACTTGGGGTTAGAGTATTTACTTCACCTTTTAGATTAGCATCTAAAATTTTTAGACCTGTTTTAAGACCTCTTAGTAAAGTTCCACTTTTATCAAAGTTGTTTAGAGGAGCAGGAAAGGTACCAAACGTAATTGCAAATATTACAAAAAAAATAATTCCAGGTATTAATTTGGGATTGGGATCTGCAGAAATATATGAAAGACTTAAAAATAAAGACATCTTTGGAGCAGCAGTAACTGGTGCATCTCTTTTACCTGGTTTCGGACTTCCGTTTATAGGATTGAATCTTATGAGAGACTTTGGATTGATTGATACTACTTACTTTGATGAAACGTTTTCTAAACTTGCAGAAAAAATTAATATTCCAGAAGTAAGTAAAGATATTAAGATTCCAAATCTTGGAGAGTATTTTAAAAACTTTGATGTTAAAAAAACATTTATTGATATACCAGAATTATCCAGTCTAGAACCAGAAGTTTCTGTCATAAAATCCAGTTCAAATCAAGTTGCTCCTCAAGAAGAAAAATTGGTAGTGAATGAAATACCAATTTATCCGTCATCAAATTCTGATAATTATCATACAGTTATGACTCAAAGATTGTTTAATCTATTAGCAACATAACATGGCAATTCCATTAAGTAGTATTCAAAGAAATAAGAATAAATCTAAAAAAATATTTCTGAACACAACTCAATCAATTACTAATATTAAAAATTCTTTAGTTAAAAATACTAGAGAAAAGAAGATAATATTTAATCGTTCAAATATCTTAAAAAGAAGAGGAGTTGAATCTCAGAAAAGAAGATATCAGGAAACTATGTTAGAATTGCCAAATATTTCTAATTCTGCAGCAAGAGGAAGGATTATTTCAAAGGCATCTGCCAATTCTACTAAGGGATTTTTTGAAAGAATTATTGAATCTATTGCATATCTTGGTGCTGGTTGGATGTTGGATAATCTTCCCATGTGGTTGCAGGCAGGGGAAAATTTCATAAAAAGAGTAGAGGCATTTACTAGCAAAAGTTCACAATTCTTTAATGATATAAAAAATATTTTTGTTGATATTGGAGGCATTATCAACGCTGGTCGAAAAAATTTACTTGAATTTGATTTTAATGATCAAACTGGGAGAATGGAAGCAGCAATTGAGTCATTTCAAACTGATGTAAATATTATGATAAAACGTATTCAAGATTCCTTAAGAAGTCAAGAAGAAGAACAACAACAACCAGAAACACCAGAAACACCAGAAACACCGGAAGCACCGGAAGCACCGAAATTGCCAGGAGAATCAAGTAGTGAGCAAGAAGAAACTCCACAAACTCCACAAACTACATCTGGCGAATATACTGAAGAGGATTATCGTATAGCAGCAGGGATTTACACTGAAGGTGGAGAAGGTCAATCTGCTGTCGATGTAATGCAAGTTTTAGCTAATCGAGTTCAATCTCCTAGATATCCTAATAATTATACTGATGTTTTAACTGCAGGAAGTGGTGGTAATAATGTCGCATTTGCTGGTATATGGCATAGACCTGGCGGCCCGAAAGAATTTAGAAAAATTAAAACTCTTAAAGATGCTGCAAGATGGGCAGGAACTTCTGAGAGCGTTATCTTACGTTATTTAAAAGATCTATCTAATCAAGGTTATATTAATAATTCTAGAAAATTTGTTAAAGGTGCTTTTGAGTTTAGAGCAGCACCAGGATATTATTTAAAAAACGGTTTAGTTCCTGGAGAAATGGGCCCAGATGGTAGATTTTATGGATCTTCATGGAGAGGTGGTCCTGGTGATAATCAATTTCTTATGGATCCTGTTCGTGATAAAAACAGAATCAATCCACAAAATAAAGCAGCACCAATTAAACCTATAGGAAAATCATCAGCATCTTCTAATCTTTCTACCAGTTCATTGATAAATCCAGTCTCTAGCGGACAGCAACCATCTACACTTTTAGCATCTACAAGAAGAAGACAAAAAATAGTTGTTATAGATGATTCTCAGACAACAATTGCATCTAATTATAGTAATGGTGGTGGAGATACAATTATTATCGAAGATGGCTTAAATAGTTATAATAAAGCATTTATTCTTACCCAGCTAGCGTATACATAATGGCAGCATCAGATAGATCCAATTTTCAAATAGCAGATTTAACTTCAAATGATGGATTAAGAACAGTAGATATTAGAGGAGGAATTATAGGATTTGATTATTATGAAGATATTTTATCTCCAACAATAACTGCAAAAGTTAAAGTTGTTAGTTCTGGTGGAGTTATAGCAAAAAAAGGTGATGATGGTGGTCAAAAACAATCAATTTATAGTGGTCTACCTCTTCGTGGTGGCGAAGCATTAAGTTTAAAAATAGAAGGTAATTCAGAAAATAATAAAGAATCCGAAATTGATTTTTCTTCTAATTTTAGAAATTATCTTTACGTTTCTGGAATATCTGACATTGATATTGGATCAAGGTCAGAAACTTTTACACTTAATTTAGTTTCTAGAGAAGCAGTTTCGAATGAAACATCGAGAGTAGGTAAAAAATATACAAGTTCTATAAGTGATTCAGTAAAAAATATTTTAAGAGATATTATAGATACAGATGAAAATAGAATTGATGTTGACCCAACTTCAAATAAGTATGATTTTATTGGTAATCTTAGAAAACCATTTACAGTTATAACATGGTTGGCATCAAAATCGGTTCCAAATACTTCTGGATCAAATGATGCCGGATTCTTTTTCTATCAAACTAAAGAAGGATTTAAATTTAAATCCATTTTAAATATTATTCAAAATATAGATAAAAATAAAAAAGCAACTTATATCTATTCAGAAACTTCAGGATCATATGATAATCAAGAAGTAGAAATAAACAATGATTTTAGAATTCAAAATTATTTGTTTGAAAAAAATCAAAATTTAATGGAAAATTTGAGAATGGGGTCATATTCGAGCAATAGATTTTTCTTTGATCCATTAACACATAATACAACAAGTGTTAAGTATACTTACAAAGATGATATTAAAAATGTAGGATCAGGTAATTTAGATATTCCCGAAAGTTTGAAGACGGCGCCTTCAAGAATAATTACAGGAATTTTTGATCGTGGAACTTTAAAGTTTGGTAAAGATATAAATGCTCTTCCAACAGAATTTCAATCACAATCATTAACAAGATACAATTCTTTGTTTACTCAATCACTCAGTATTGTTGTATCTTTAAACACCAAATTACATGCTGGAGATATTGTTGAATGCCTATTTCCATTGAACACATTATCAAAAGCAAAAGATTTTGATTCCGAAACAAGTGGTCTATATATCATAAAGGAATTATGCCATCATTTTGATGTTGATGGTTCTTATACATCTATGAAACTTATCAGAGATAGTTTTGGTTTAGGGAAAAAATGATAGATCAAGCAACACTTCAAAGTAACTTTATTGGTAGAGATAATTTTGTATGGTGGATTGGGCAAATTCCACCAGAAGAAAGTATGAGTGAAAATTTTGATGATAATGAGAACTCATTTAGTTATAGGTATAAAGTTAGAATTGTTGGATATCATCCTGATGAATCAGAATTACCTAATGAAGATCTTCCTTGGGCACAAGTATTACTTCCAACAACTGCAGGATCTGGTGGAGCTCAAGCTTGTACAAGTGTACAAATCCAGCAAGGTGATATGGTCTTCGGATTTTTTGCAGATGGTGATAATGCACAAATACCTATAATCAGTCAGGTTTTCCCAAGAAATAGTCAAGTTTCTACAGCTTCTTATAGTGCTCCATTTCAGGCATTTACTGGATTTGGTCCGAGTAATAAAAAAAATTCCGCAATCGTTACTAATGAAACAAATGAACCTAAAGGTTCGAGTCAACCAACACCATTAAATTTACCAAAGGATGTAGCAACATCTAGTGGCAACGTATCTGACAATAATGGGAATGGAGATACAATTCCACTTGCAGATCCTGCAAAGAATTCAAAAATTGCAAAAATAAAATCAGTTGTTGATGATTTACTAAAACAGTTTAAAAAGTTAAGGAGAGATCTTCAGAGAATTAGAAGTGAGATTAGAAAAGCAATTGATAAGATTACTACTCTTATGAATGAGTATGTGGGTTCTTTTTTCAAAGAGATTATAAAAATTCTTCGTGATCTTTTAAAGAGTGGATTAAAAGCTCTTTATGATTTGGTGTATCAATTAGTTTTTGCTGCGACACAAAATCCAGTAGCAGCTCATAAAGCAGGAAAAACTGCTCAAGAAGCAATGGTTATTCCTGTTAACGAATTGGAAAAGCAATTTTCTTGCGTTGCTGGAAATATTATTAACCAAATTGTCGGTCAAGTTGAAAATTTAATTTATTCAACACTTCAGAATGTGGAAAAGTTTGTTACTTGCGCTTCAGACCATTTTGTCGGATCACTTTTAAATATCGTTATTGATAAATTGGAGAATTTAATGAACGGTCCTCTTGCACTGGTTGATAAATTACTGAATTTGGTTGATGGTAAATTTGATATTGGTAGTCTTGCTAGAGGAGCAATCAGTGGTCTTACTAATGCTGCAGCAGCTGCATTTGATTGCAATCAAGGAACAAAGAATTTTTCGGGTCTTGTTACTGAATGGGTTATTGGTGGAGGACCATCAAATGAAGTAAAATCAATTTATCAAAATATTCAGCAAATTTCTAATTTCGAAAATTCTGGTGTTGATATTAATCAGGTATTTGATTGTTTCTCTGGTCAACCAGCACCAAGACCACCTACAATAAGAATTTTTGGTGGTGGTCCTGGATCGGGTGCTGAAGCAGTTCCAATCTTTGGCAATTTAACTCCAGCATTTGGAAATACAGAGTGCGTTGCTCTCGGAAGTGTAATTGGAGTTCAAATTACAAATCCTGGATCTGGATACACTTTTCCACCATTTGTAGAAATTGTTGATGAATCTCAGCAAGGATATGGTGCAATTGCAAGAACATTAATCGATGATAATGGTCAAGTTAGGGAAATCTACATGGTAACTGAGGGTGAAAACTATTGTGTTGGAGATATACAAAACTATTCAGTTATTGGTGTTTTAATTGAAGATGGTGGATCTGGATATGAAGATGGTGATATTGTTACTGATGATCTTGGTAATGAGTATAAAACAAGAGTTTTGGATGGAGAGATCTTTGAAGTTACACCTCTAAATAATGTTGTAAATTCTTTACCATTCTTAACTGTAAATACAAATAGTGGAACTGGTGCGGTCTTAAGACCATTACTTGGAAATGTTAAGATAGATGGTGAGATTTTAGAAATTGTCGATTGTCCGAAATAATAAATGGCAAAAAATTATTGGAAAAGACAACTAATCAGTTTCAATTCAAACTTTAGAATTGATGCTGGCAATCCTCAAGGAGGTCTTTCAGGACCAGAAGTTTACAAAATTTATGGCGTTACTGATGATGGTGACAATAAGTCATCTATTTCATTAAGTCAAAGTGGAAAACTTTCGATTAAAAATGAACATTCTATTGAAATTGTTGGTGGCACAAAAAACGGCGAATATGCGGAAGATATTGTTTTAATTGGAAGAAAGGGAAATATTTCGTTATCAGCAGCAGAAGGATTTGTTCGCATCAAAGCAGAAAATATTGTTTTAGAAGCAGATGAAGATTTAAATATTAAAGCAGGCAGAAATGTCAATATTACTTCTGGTGGAGGAAGAGTTTTATTTCAAGGTAATAAGATTGATTATGATGCTCCGACAGGAAATCTTATAAATGAAATGGGAAAAGGATTTACTCAAGAAGTTTTTAAAGGAAGTTTTGTTGGAGAAGATTTAGTTAATTCTGTAACTAAAGGATCAAATATTGTGTTGAACACAGTAACAGGTAGTGGGGGAATTACTGGAGGTATACTTGGCGAAATTTTTGGATAATAGGAGATTTTAAATGACTTCAATAAATGATTTTAAAAAACAAACTCAATATTTTGGAATGAATTGTGAGTTTGATGGTAATGTTAAATTCAATAGTAGTGTTGAATTTAGTGGAAATATTCCCATCGGAGGAATTATATTATGGTCAGGAACTACTGCTCAAATTGCTGGATTAAATGGTTGGAAACTTTGTGATGGAACAAATGGAACACCAGATCTAAGGAGCAATTTTGTATCAGATACTTCTTATATAATGAGAGTCTCTTAGGGGGGGGGGGGGGGGGGGGTTGACTCCCCGCCACCCATGCCCTATAATATGGGGGTAATCAAAGGAACATAAATGACTGAAGAGTTCGTTCAAGGCATCGTGATCGACATCTGCTCCCGCTCTTTCCTCCTCCTGAGCAATGAGGGTGATGAGAAGGTTGTTGAGTGTGATACCGTCAAGCAATTCATGAATGTTCTTGAGATGGTGACTGCCAACATGACCGAAGATCAGATCGAATATGCAGACCTTGCAATTTGCGAAAATATCTGATATACTTAACCTAAATATAACCAACGATGAAAGTCTACACTGTGGATCACTGGCAAGAACATTGGGACGAACTGATCTCCAGAGTTGAAGGTGGAGAGCATATAGGGATCTCAAACGGAGATAATATAGCAGTCATGATACCAGCAGACGACGAATTATTACGAATATACACCGAGAATAATAACGAAGCATCATAATTGACAAAGCATCTCAGGTCTGCTATAATTGACCTGACACTCACGCTTCTGTCGCATAACGGTTAATGCGCCCTGCTTATAACGGGGTCATTCGGGTTCGATTCCCGGCGGAAGTATTGGTAGTCGCTATGCAGATAGCATAGAAAGATGCCAACCCGATGGTGGTAGCGGGTTATCTACCACTCATGCTCCTTTAGCTCTCTGGTGAAAGCACTCTGCTCATAACAGAAGATAGGTCAGTTCGATCCTGACAAGGAGCACTTGACAATCAACACCACATTTGGTATGATTGTCTTATCCCAGTGACGCCGTTGGCAACGGTCATGTGGTCGGGTGGTGCCCCCGCATTCCAGAAGGATTACATTGTAATCTGAGGTAGGTGACTAAAAAACTTAGGGTTCGAATCCCTATACTGGGAAATTGGCAATCAGCACTGCTGATTGTCGTAAACACGGGAGTGTATTCCAACAGGCAGAGAAAATCGACTTAAAATCGATCCAGTGTGGGTTCGAATCCCACCACTCCTATTCATTCAAATAAAACATGGACGATCTCAAAATCTATTGCGAAACAATGGAAGATCAATCAGAAATGTTTGACTTCATTTTTATTACTTGTCCCGATGCACAGATTTGCACATGGGAACCTGATGGTGATGATGAGAATCCTGGAACATGGGGCATGTTTGTAGACAATGCTCCCGAAGACTTGTGGGATAAGATTATTGAGGAATTTGAAGACTACTTTGACTTTGAGATGGCAATCGGTCCTGGTGATAAAGAGTACCCATAAATATATCTAAACGATAAGCATATGTCTTACGAATACAGAATCACTAGCGAATACTGTTGGTATGATTGCGAATCCCACAGTATGATAGTGAAGATGTATTTTATAAATGGAGTTCCATTTACGTTTGATGAGTTGGAAGATGGTCAGGGATATGACCAAAAGTTAATCAAAGAAGCAAAGAAACATAATAGAAGTTATACACCAGAAGAACTTTATAGATACTCATTTTATTTGGTGGATGAGGAGGTGCATCCAATGCTATTTCCTGTTCCGTTAGAGAATCCTGAAGATATGCCAGATGACTCTGATTATATTTGTGAGGAAGATTACCTTCCATAAATAAATCATAGAAATAACTCAAGAAGTCATAATACGATGCCTCTGAATAAGTTAGACAATTTTATTAAAAATACTGAGGGTAGAATCTTATATGTAAATCCAGATGATTTAGATTCTACAGATTCGATTTCAAATGAAGGTAATTCTCTTGCAAGACCTTTTAAGACTATTCAAAGAGCTCTTTTAGAGGCAGCAAGATTCTCTTATGTTAAAGGAGATAATAATGATCTAACAGAGAAGACAACTATTTTACTCTTTCCTGGTGATCATGTAGTTGACAATAGACCTGGTTTTGCAATTTATGATAATAGTGGTGTTGCTTATGCAGTTACAAGAGCTGGTGGCGTAGGTCAAAGTGCTAGCTCTTTACTCTCATTAGATCTTGATTCTAATTTCGATTTAGAAAGAGAAGATAACATTCTTTATAAATTTAATAGTTACTATGGTGGCGTAATAATTCCAAGAGGAACTTCTCTTGTAGGTCTTGATTTAAGAAAAACAAAAATTAGACCAAAATATGTTCCAAATCCAACAGATGATGCTCTTGCAAAATCTGCAATTTTTAGAGTAACTGGTGCTTGTTACTTATGGCAATTTTCACTGTTTGATGGAGATCCTTCAGGAACAGTTTATACTGATCCAGATGATTCTTCTTCTAAAGCAACTCCAAATTTTTCGCACCATAAACTTACATGTTTTGAATTCTGCGATGGTGTAAACAATGTCGGAACCTATGGAATAACCGATCTTGACATGTATTATGGAAAGGTATCAAATGCCTTTAATAATTATCGTGATATTGACCAAAAATTTCCAGAAAAACCACTTGGATTTAAAAAGAGAAATCCTGAATGGGAAATTGTTGGTGCTTTTGCTAGTGATCCAATTTTTATCAGTTCAATCATCTCAGGAAATGGATCAACTGCAAATTCAATTGTAACTGTAACTACACAGACTGATCATGGACTTAATGTTGACACTCCTATTCGCATCAAAGGAGTGTTTGGTTCTGGTCTAACAAATCCTTACAATATTTCAACCAAAGTTCAAAGCGTCACTGGAGCAAGAACTTTTACATATCTCCTTCCAGACTTTAATTCTATTCCAACTTTAAATCCAAGTCCAACAGCATCTGGAGCAACTGTAACCGTTGAGACTGATACAGTTCAAGGTGCATCTCCTTATATTTTTAACATCTCTATGCGTTCAGTATGGGGTATGAATGGATTACATGCTGATGGTAGAAAAGCTGCTGGATTTAGAAGCACGGTTGTTGCTCAGTTTACTGCTATTTCTCTACAAAAAGATGATCGTGCTTTTGTAAAATATGATGAAAGAACAAGAACATATAACAGAATTAATTATACAAAAGTTTCTGGAGCAGCATTGCCATCTGGTGCTTCTGCGCAAGGTGGAAGTGAAGCAAAAGTTTATCACTTAGACTCTGGAGCAATTTATCGTCAAGGGTGGGAAACAAGCCACATCAAAATGTCGAATGATGCGTTCATTCAGGTTGTTTCCGTTTTTGCAATTGGATTTAACAAACACTTTGATGCTGAAAGTGGTGCTGATGCTTCAATCACAAACTCAAACTCAAACTTTGGTCAAATCTCTCTTAACTCTGATGGATTTAAGAAAGAATCATTCGCTAAAGACAATAAAGGATTCATAACTTCTATTATAACTCCTAGAGAAATCTCTGGTGAAGACGAAAATGTTGATTGGTTATCCTTGGATGTTGGACTGACAACATCTGTTGGTATTTCAAGTCATTTATATATTTCTGGATTTTCTTCTCCAGATTCTCCACCAACAGCACTTACACAAGGATTTAGAATTGGTGCAAGAGTAGATGATAAACTTTATGTGAAACTTGGTGCTGGAACAAGTGAAGCAACTATTTACATGTGTGATAATGAAATCAGTGAATCTGGATTTACAACTGCGATTGGTATTAATAATTCATTTAAAGAATATAGTGTAACTGATGTAGATGAAAGTATTTTTACGATTGGATCTCACGATTTAATCAGTGGAGAATCTGTCAAAATTATCAGTGATGTAGGTGATCTTCCCGAAAATATTACAGCACACCAAACATATTATGTTATCACAGATAGTTTGAATAGTGATCGTGGTGATAATGTTTCTTTAACTTCTTCTCAAATACAATTAGCTTCTTCATTAAGTAATGCAATTCGTGCATCATTCCTTAATGTTTATAAAGGATCTAATCTTAAAATTTTAAGTAGAGTTTCTGAAAAGGATTCGGGAGAACTTGGATCTCCGATACAATTTGATGCTCAAAATAGCAACTGGTTTATTCATGTAAATTCTGATAATGACATCTATAATGCTTTTAGTTCCAGTGGATCTTCTGTATTGGGAGATAATACCGATTTATCATTTGTAAAAAGAATTTCTGACGAAAGAAGTTTGGATGAAAAAATTTATAAAGTAAGAGTTGTAATACCAAAAGATACTATAAATGCCAAGGATCCAGAATCTGCATTTATTATTCAGGAATCAAGTTCTACTGGTGCTTTAAATTCTGTAGATTTTACTAGAACAAGTATTGGATCTACAGATTATGAATGGTTAAAAAATCCAAGATTTATTTCTACATGCTCTGCACTTGGCGATATTGTAACTGTTGAAACAGAAATTCCCCATAATTTACAATCAGGTGATATTGTAATTATTAGAAATGTTAAGAGCACCAATAATACTAATGGAACTTTTGATCAAGAGTTTAATGGAAGATTTTCTGTTATTGGAGTAACTACTTCCACATTCACTCATTCAACAACTGATGTAAATGGAGTGCCGCATACTTCTGGAACTTTTACAAGTGATACTAATGTTAGAGATCAGAATCTTCCAAGATATGAAAGAAATGATCTAGGATCGAATCTTTATATTTACAGAAATGAAGTTATTTCTGAATACAAATACAATGAAAGAGATGGAATATATCATTTGTATTTACTGAATGCAAGTAATAAAGTGGAGCAAGAATTTACAAATCTAAAGTATAGTCAACTTCCTACTGATCTTTATCCACAATTGGATCGCGATAATATTGATTCAAACCCAAGGGCATCAAAAACTTATGCAAAGTTAAATCCCATTGGTGATGTTGTAACAAATGATTTGAAGAAAAGTGTTACTAGAGAAACTATTGATAAATTAATGACTTCAACAGGTGTTGGTCTTAGAATTAGTTCAATAGATTCATCATCTGGTGTTTCTACAATTACATTTTCAAGACAACATCAACTTTCAGGAATTGTAACATGCTCAATTAACTCTGCTGGAACAAATTATGCAGATAGTGTCGCAGGCGATTACTATAATGTGAAAATTTATAATAATATTGGATTAAGTGAGTGGAATGGTGCTACTGCAAAATTCACAGTTTCTGGAGTTGGAGAATTAAGTGATCCAGAAATTATGGCTCATGGTAGTGATTATGTTGCCGGAACTTATTATGTCGATCAAATTAAAGGTGTAGGTTCTGGTGGAAGTATAGATGTAGTTTCTTCTGGAATTTCATCATCACTTAATAATGTCATTCAAGTAACTGGTGCAGGAACTACTTCTGATGGATATTATCGCATAACTGATATTCCATCAATAAATTCCATTGCAATTGCAAAAACTGCTGGAGATCCAGAAATAACGTCTGATCAATATGTTTTTGTAAATGGCCCAGCAATTCAAATTACAAGTGTTGGAACGTTAAATGCAACAACGGGAATTGTTACCTTTACAACTTCTTCATCTCATGGTCTTCTTGCAGGAAATAAGTTTAGAGTAACCGATTCCAGTAATAATAATCTTGGCGATTTCATTGTAAAAGATAAAGTAAATGTTACTACATTTACATCTAAAACAAATAAAGAAATTTCTGCAGCAAGTGGATATATTTTAAAACATGGATTGTCATCAAACTCTGCAATTTCGGATAAGAGAAGCGAAAATTTTGGAGTTCGCCAAATAACATTCTATGAAGATAGATTTACACTTATAGATGCAGTAACTTCTTTTGCAACAACAATTAATATTGAAGATGCTAATAGATTGCCTATTGGATCTTATATTCAAGTTGATAGTGAGATAATGAGAGTGTTGAGAAATCTTTCATCAACATCAGTTACTGTTTTAAGATCTGCTCTTGGAACTCTAAGTTCTTCTCATTTAGCAAATTCATTAATTCGTAAAGTAAAACCCATTCCAATTGAATTTAGGAGACCTTCTTACGTTCGTGCTTCTGGTCATACTTTTGAATATCTTGGATATGGTCCTGGAAATTACTCTACTGGATTGCCACAAGTTCAAGATAAAACTTTATCTGAAAGAGAAGAATTTTTAGTTCAAGCACAAGAAAGACAGTGTGGTGTTGTTGCATACACTGGTATGAATAATGATGGGGATTTCTTTGTTGGAAATCAAAGAAAATCCTCTACAACAGGTGAAGAAACCACTTTTGATACACCAATTCCTACAGTTACTGGATCAGATCCAAGTAGTTTAAGTGTTGTATTCGATGAAGTTACTGTAAAAGAAAGATTATTAGTTGAAGGTGGTGATTCTGGTCAAGTTTTATCGCAATTTGATGGTCCAGTAACCTTTAACCAAAATGTAAACTTTAAAAATACATTATTCTCAAGTAATGTAGTTCGTTTGATTGGTGGAAATGAATCTACGTCAGTCGGAACTGGTGATCTAATTATAGATGGTGGTGCTGGTGTTGCCGGAAATGTGACTATTGGTGGAACACTTAATGCAAATAATGTTACTATTGAAAGAGGAACATTTAAAAATGTTGAGATAGCAGTAAATGACGATAATACAATTTCTGTAATAACTGGAGAACTTAAATTAACAGGATCTGGAGCAGGATCAACTGTAGCAATTCAAACAAATACTACCATTACAGGTATTTTAAGTGTTACTGATGATATTACTGCTTTCTGGAGTTCTGATGAAAGATTGAAAAATAATATTAAACCAATCGAAGATCCTTTATCAAAAGTTCTTTCAATTAGCGGAAATACATTTACATGGAATGAAAAATCAAGAAAAGGTGGGAATGATGTTGGTGTAATTGCACAAGAAATTGAGAAGGTTCTTCCAGAAATTGTTGTTACAAGAGATAATGGTTATCTTGCAGTTGACTATCAAAGAATTATACCACTACTAATTGAATCAATTAAAGAACTTTCTTCCAAGATTAATGACTTGGAGCAAAAACTATCAGATAAATAACTAAAAACAATATAAGATGTCAAGCTTTAAAAAGTCATTTAATCTTAGAAATGGTGTACAAGTTGATAATGACAACTTCGTTGTAAGAGCAACTGGTTTGGTAGGAATAGGATCAACTACTCCTACCGAATTTCTTGATGTCATTGGAAATGCAAAAGTTTCTGGATTAACGACGACACAAACATTGTATGCAGGAATAGCAACAGTTGGTGTTCTTACAGCTAGTAGTGCAAATATTAGTGGTGTTTTAACTGCTACTTATTTTTCTGTTGGTGGAGTTACTTTTGACACTATTGTTGGATATTCTACTGATGCTTGGATTGTTCATCAAGCATCTGGATCTTCAGATCCTCAAAGTGGATTATATGGTGATTACAAAGTTGGAATTGGAACAACAATTTCTAGCAACAAATACTCACTAATGGTGGGATCTGATCCAGATTCTTCAAATGGGGTATCAATAAACAGCGATGGAAATATAAAATCCTCAGGAATTATTACGGCGCAATCTTTTTCTGGTCCTGGTGCTGGAATTACTGGAATTAACGCTAGCAATATTGCAACTGGAACAATCAATAATGATAGACTTCCAGACATTAGTGTGGGTATTATAACTGCTACCACTCAATTTGAAGGAAATGTAGTTGGTATTGCATCAACTGCAAGAACTCTTACAGGATCCCCAAACATTACAGTTACTGACGTAACTGCAACAACATTAATTTCATCTGGATCTTCAATTGGGATTGGAACTTTTACTGGAGTTATTCATGTATCTACTGGTGCAAGTATCGGTGTAGGAACTGCATCCCCAACGACTGATATTCAAGTTCGTAAGTCAACTGGAGCTGATCTTGAGGTAGTGTCTGACAGTGGAAATGCAAAAGTTGCTGTTGGAAATTCTGTTGGTATTGGAAAAAGTAGTGGTTACATAGGATTTGGAGAAGAGGTAGGAATATTTGACATTGTAAATAACGATGTCAATGGAATGAGATTCTTCATTGATGCACTTGGTAATAGTGGAACTGGCAATTATATTTGGAATTATGGTTCCGGTCCGACAACTTTGATGACACTAACTTATGATGGAAGTTTGGGTATCAACCAAACAGTTCCAACCGAAAAATTGCATGTGAGTGGTGGTGCCACATTTACACAAGATTCGTATTTTGGATCAAATGTTTATGTTACTGGAACTTTAGACGCGGCAACATTGACAGGAAATATTACTTTTCCTGCTGTAATTTCTGGATCAAATTTGAATGTATCAGCAGGAGTCAGCACAGTAGGGAAACTTATTATTGATTCTGGTTCACCAGATACTTCTACGATTGGCATTGGAACTGCAACTCCTGTTTTTAATCTTGACGTTGGATTGGGAACAGCAATTATTAGAAGATTAGGGATCAATACAAGTGTTTTCCAACTTGATGATTCTGGTCTTCCACGAAATCAAATTGAGTGTGAGGGCACAATTTATGCTTTAAGTGCTTCTATAGGTGGTAAAGTTGGTATAGGAACAAGTGTTACAGATACAGTAGATGATGCTGCTTTAACATTGCATCGTGGTACTTTACAAATTAATGATGGATCCATTCATTTTAATAGTGATGATCCAGAAGATATTCCAACTGTTGGATGGGGAATTACTTCTAAGGGAGTTCCAAGGTCTCAAATTGACATGGGTGTTGGAATTACAACGTTCTCATATTTAACACTTCCTGTTCTTACCGATCTTCAAAGAGATGCTTTAAAGAACTATTCTGATAGTGGACAAGTTCCTGCAGGTGCTGTAATATTTAATTCTGATAGTGGAGCATTAGAGTTTTTTAATGGTTCGAATTGGAGAAAAGTTACACATACTGCAGTTTAAGAAATGATTTCAACAGACATAGCAAATACAGTAGTTCCTGTAAGTGGAGAAATTAAATTTTCTCACTTAAGAAAATCATTCTTAAAAATGAGAATACGTGAAAATTTTAGTGATACTGACACTTTCGATGCAGAAACTGGATCTGTTAGTGCATCTCAACTTTTAAGAGATACTACTAGCAATCCAAATCCAATTGTTCCTGACTGCACAGAAAATTCTCAGGTGGCGGAAAGTGAAAATCTAAAAGTTTCTCAATTTAGAAATACTGTAAAGTATTACTATATGAGACATACTGGAACAACTTCAACTTTTACAGACTTTGGAGATGGAACAGAATCTAATTGGAATGGAAATCCTGAATGGGATGGCAATTTATTTAAAACAATACAAAAAAAACTGTTTGTTGAAGGAGAATTGCAGTCTGGATTATATGTTAGCGGAATTAGTATTAAAAATTTAGATGTAGAAATTCGTGGAAATGTTTATGGGTATCGTGGAACTGGAGGATTAACTAGCGGATCCAATGGTAGTGCTGGAGGTCCTGCAGTTTACATTAGAGATGGAGGAACTAACGTTACAGTAACTGTTAAAAACACTGCGAAACTATATGGTGGAGGTGGTGGAGGTGGTGCTGGAGCATCGGGTGGAAGAGGTGGAAAAGGTGGATTAGGATATTATAGCATTTATACAGGTACAGTCTGCATACCTACAGGTGGAAGTTGTAGTGGATGTTCCCCTAGCGTATATTGTGGTGGATTTTGCACAAATTGGCATCGAAAAAATGGTCAGGTTTTTTGTTTATGTTGTCAAAATCATGCTCAATATAATCAAGGATATGTTTCCGGTGGAACGGGAGGAACTGCAATATCTGGCGGTGCAGGTGGATCTGGTAGAGGAGCTTCTGATTCTCCTGAAGGAGGAACTTTAGCTGCAGTTCCTCCTGGAATAGGTGAAACGGATGGAACAAATGTTGGTCCGTCTGCTGGAGGATCCTATGCTGGAGATGGTGGATTAGCTGGAACTGCTGGAAGAGGTGGAGATGGTGGTGATTGGGGAAAACCTGGAGAAGATGGAGCAACTGCTTTTAATGGTGAAATAGGTAAAAATGGAAATGCTGGATTAGCACCAGCTGGTCTTGAGCAAGTTTTGCCGTTTGATAGAAGTGCTATAGTGCAATATAATACTGGTAGTGTAGGTGCTTTTTTTGCAGTTTTTGATCCTTCAGGAATTGAAGCAAATCAAACAGTAACAATATCTTCTGGTTCAGTAACGTTACCTGCTAACACAAAGGTTCTGCAAATAAATCAAATTGGTTTCAACTTGTGGCAAGTTGAAGTAGATAAACCTTTTGGGGGATCAGGAGATCCTAACTTCAATGTCAATTTTGGATACCCTGAAGGATCAACAGTGGCTGGTAATAAAGGATTAGGAGGAGCAGCAGGGCAATCTTTACGTGGAAAAAACTTTAATTATAGAGGAGTTATCAATACAATATCATCTCCGGTTACTATTGCTGGGCCAATTGAAATTACAAATGGTGGAAAGATTGACTAAATACGGAAGAACTTGAATTATATCACAAATGTCTGAAGAAAAAAACTACCCCTCTTTACCTGAGCAAGGAAAGAATCTTGCAAAATTTACATGGGATGTAATTAAAAAAGCAATGACTGATGGCGAATCATTGCTTGTTAGTGATTCAACATTTCAGAAAAGAGTAGAAATATGTAAAGGATGTGATAGATACGATGAAAGTCAAAATAGATGTATCGAGTGTGGGTGTATGTTGGAGGGAAAGGCTAGATTTGCTTTAGACGGATGCCCCTTGGGAAAATGGTCTCAAGATAGTGATGCGTGGGTTTCTGGAAAATTTGATAAATTGCTCAACAACTTAAACAATGATTATGGAATTGATGTCAATAATTTGAATAAAGATAATCAAATTGAATTTAACCCTTGACATAACACTCAAAACCCAGTAGAATACCTTTGTTGGGTTTGAAGGTCATATTAAGTAAATATTAAATTTGACTATATAACTCTGAACTATTGACTCAATAATGAATCGAATTAAATCTTTAGTGGCAGTTGCCTTTCTTGGGGCAACTGCTTTTTCATCAGCAGCACAAGCACAAATGGTTGACAATCGTTATCTTGGTGCTGACGAGAATAATACAGCAATCTTTACAGAAGATCTTGTTAAGACTACGAGACAATCAGATTCAAATCTCGTAGAGATTAATAAGAATAAAAAAGAAATTGATTCTCTTAAAGGTGTCGAGATTAAAGATTATACCGATGAGATTAATGCGAACACAAAAGCAATCGAGAATCTGAGACAAGATGTATCTGGAGCAACCGCACTTTCTGTTGCAATGTCTTCTCTTCCTTCGACATCTGCCGATGCTCCTGTATCTTGTGGAGTAGGCGGTGGTACGCATAGTTATAAGTATGCTGTTGGTTTAGGTTGTGCCACGAATTTGAACGATAACTTTTCATTGAACTTTGGTGGTTCGATGTTAGTTGGTGAAGAAATGAAGACCGAAGGATTTGATAAGTTCGCCGGTAAAGTTGGTTTTACTTATAAGTTTGGTCCTGTCCAGAATCATGCCAAACTTGTTAAAAAAATAGAGGATCAAGAGGCAAGAATCAAGAAACTGGAAGCATTGTTGGACAGTAAGTAAACCGTCACAATTGTTGCCAGAGGCGTCTGTGAGGTGCTATAATAACCCTATCAACGCAAGATGCCCTGATCCCTATGCCGACCACTTTACGCCCCCATCAAGAGCGTGCTGTGAACGCCATGTGGGACAATGCCAAAGGTCAGGTTATCATCAAATGTTTAGGGTCAGTTTATTATAAATAATAGTAGCAACTGACCCTAATAAGATGCCTTATAAGAATAAAGAGGATAAACTTGCCCGTGCCAGAGCATATCATCATGAAAACAAAGAAGCAAAAAATGCGTATCACAGAGAATATGCTAAAAATAATAGAGAAAAAATAAATGAAAGCATAAGAGCTCTCAAAGATAAAAAGAAAGAAACTCTATTAGAACATCTTGGTGGAAAGTGTGTTGGGTGTGGAACAACAGAAAACTTACAGTTTGACCATATTGATAGAACTAAAAAAAGTTTTACAATAGGAAAGTGTTTGGGATACACATTAGAGAAACTGATAAAAGAAGCAGATAAATGTCAACTGCTTTGTAAAGAATGTCATCAATATAAGACAACTATCAACCACGATATGAGTATGATGGCAGAAGGATATAAAGTAAAGGAAATCAAGCAGGTGGGCAATGAAGTGGTTGTGACACTCTATAAACCGTCATAGACCCTTGTTTTCGCTCTCTATGCCTGTTATAATAAGTCCATCAACGCAAGACGCCCTGACCCCTATGCCGACCACTTTACGCCCCCATCAAGAGCGTGCTGTGAATGCTATGTGGAATAATGACAAGGGTATTGTGCTGATACCAACAGGTGGCGGCAAGACCATGTGCATCTTTGAGGACATCTTGTCTTGTATGGAGATGACAAGCAAGCGTCACACGTTTGTGATTGTTGCTCCTCGTATTCTCCTGGCAGAGCAACTCTGCTCTGAGTTCAAAGAGTTTACTTCCAAGAGCATCAATGTGATGCACGTTCATAGTGGTGAGACCAAGTATTTCAGCACCACCAAAGTCAATCAGATCCAACTTCATCATAACATCTGTAAGACTGCTGGTGAGCATGAGATCATCTTCACCACTTATCACTCCCTTCATAAACTTGAAGATGCTGGTGTTGA